GTGCACTCTAATCTTTCTTGGATGCGCCAACTCTCGGCGCCGGTGTGCTCAGCAGGTGGTCTTCGCCTGGGCACGCTTTGCTGGTCCAAAGTCCAATCCTATCCCTACCATTCCGTCTACGCATTTGTTTTTACTCCGCGTATGATTGAGGCTTCAGCTCCCTTGGAGGTCTCATTCTCGTCAGCCATGCTCGACCCGTCTCATTACGGGCCTGTGTCTATGAGCGCGCTCAACGAGAAGGCAAAGGTTGCGGTTGGAGGGGATACCCTTTCTCTCCCTGACGTGAGAGTTTACTCTTGGGGTCCGTTCGTTGTGGTGTACAAAACCAACGACCGACTTGATTTCATGACTCCCAAGGGTCTCGTCTCGGAATGTGCAGTGCGGTGTGCGGGCCAGATCCGTTCGCCTGATAATTTCAGGAATCTTGTTGCATGGGCGAAGTTTAAAGCTTCGAACTACAACATTCCACCGCACTTGTTGTCCACCTGTTTGTTCGCTGCGTGTAATCTTGCGTTCATACAGGACTTGTCCTCCGAAACTGCCATCATGCATGCCCTCATCAAGCCTAACCGCTCATTGATTGAGGCCCATGAAAGTGCTTTGAATCGGAAGTTCAAGTGGGTCTGGACTGCTCCGGAGGTCGCTGCCGCTCTTACCACGTTGGGCGTCTCGACTGCGGGCCTTGGTACTGCGGCGCATCTTCTTGGTGCTGCCGTTGGCACTGTGACTGGTTTGGGCCTTGCTGCGGCGGGTCTGGCGGTCACTGTTGCAGGCATTGCTGCTTCCAAGTTCTCGCGATCTGCTGATCCGTTTGCAGGTTACCGGGCCAACCGTACTTCGAACGGTCCAAGGACTGCTGTTATCCCTCTGAATCGGGGGACACAGTTGCCGGCCTCAGAGCCTGCGAAGTCCATCGATGTTCTTCTTGATCCCGTGGCAACGCCACTCGACCCCACTGCAAAGTTGGAGGTTCGAGATCCTTTGGCGACGCGAGAAGTCACTGACGCTCCTGCAGTTCGACCTGGCCATGCCAGTGCAGCGGCGGCTTTATCTGCACAGATGGAAAATGAAGGTCGTCGGCTCCCTGCCCCTCCTGCATCGAAGGTTATGCCTCTCGTTGCTGCTGGCATAGTCACCGATTTTTCTATTCCTGTTGTCCCAGCCAATTCAGCTCATTCAGCGTTGTCAGCGATTGTTGAGCGCATTCTCAAGCGTGGTCCCATGGGCCGCGGTGAGGTGGACTTGGACCTGTTCGCCCTGTTCCGGAAGTGGGTTTTTACCAACTTACCTGAGCTCGGTCTCATTCCTGAGAGTGTTCAGAGAATGTCGTTCGACGATTGGAATTCCTCATATGCTGAGGCCCAGCGCAAGCAACACACCTTGGCGCTGCGTTCCGTTCTCGTCGATGACAACTTCTTGCCTGAGCGTGTTCACATGCGCGGGATGTTCACCAAGATTGAGTCCTTGCCGAAATCCTCTCTTGATGGCATTGCAAAACTTGCGCCCCGCGGTATCCAATCCGGGAGTGCAGTTCACAATGTTGTCACTGGGCGCTTTTGCAAATCTTTCTCCAAGCACCTGAAGGAGAAGTGGTCTGTCAAGAGTGCTCGAGGTCTCATGTACACCAGTGGGGCATCCGCCGAGGAGATTGGCGCTGCTTTTACTGCTGCACTTGAGTCGTGCCCTGGGTTCTCGATTCTTGAAGGCGATTTTGCCCGATTTGATTCGACAATCCACCGCTTGTTCCTTGAACTTGAGGCCGACATCTATCGATGGTCAGGCTGTTCGGAGCGTGAGTATGCAGCATTTCTTTCTTGCATTCTCACCAAAGGACAGGACAAGTGGAAGACGAAGTATGAGGTTGATGGTGGACGTCATTCAGGCGACCACAATACTTCATGCGGCAATTCTCTCCTCCAGGGCCTCGCAATAATGTTTTGCTTGGCGTTCCAACATGCCCGCATGCACGGTGAGCTCCCATCTTACAAGAGATTGGTTGAGTTGTACAACGTTGCCATGCTGGTCCTTGGGGATGACAATTTGCTCGTTGCTGATGCGGCCTTTTTGGCCTCCTTGGGTGTCGAAGTGAAGGAGCTGGTCTCTCTTCTCAAGATGCTCGGATTGGAACTTGAGCCCAAACTTCATGTCGGGCCTCATGCCAAGTATCACGCTTCGTTTTGTTCTGCCCGCTTCTACCCAGTTGCTGGTGGGAAGACTGTCCTTGCCCCTGGTGTCGGACGTGGCCTCGCGAAATCCGCGTGGTACGTTGATACTCCTCCCGCTATGAGTGTTGAAAGGATGCTCCGCGGCGATGCCATCGGCAAAATGAAGGATTGTTGGTTCGTCCCCTTTCTTGGTCCCATGTGGCGCAGAAACCTCGCGCTTACCAAGCCATTTGCTGGTAAGGAGATCATGACAAAGGAGTTGAGACGTACCCGCCTTCACAATGCGCATGCTGCTGAGTGCCATGAGCCCTCGGCTGAGACCTATGAGATGGTTGAGATCCTCTATGGCCTCACTCGTGATGATGAAGTTCTTTACGAGTCCATGCTTGCTTCTGTGAAGTCTTTGCCCTGTATCGTCACTCTCGACAAATTTTACCATGCCATGGTTGTTGATGGTGTTGCCGAGGATGTGCATGATCAGGTGTCTGGTCAGTCCATGGATGAGGAGAAGTATCCAACTCCCATCTTGGCTGACATTGCTGCTACCACGAGCAGCTTGTCCAGTTCCATGCAGGAACACCCCCATGCAATGTTTGCCTCTGGGGCTCATCTCTCAGTGATGGGAGCGTGCGATGAAGGGTCGCACGCAGCTGTTTCGTCTGTGTGGGATAACTAAACCACTGGACAATCTTCGCCAAGTGGCGCTTAGGCGCCGCCCGTGCAAATTTGAAACCTATTTTCAAGGAGAAGTTTCCGAACGTCCGTACGTTT